TCTTTATTATCATAGTTAGTTAATCTAGAGAAATTCAATTCAGGGCGTTCAGATAAGTCAACCTGGAACAAAGGAAGACCTAGAGCATCTACCTCTTTCTGTGCGCGTCCTAACGCTTTCATGGGAGTCCACTTCGTTTCTTGTTCTTGTAGTATCACGATACAGCAACCTCCGGTACATTTCGACAATTACACCAGTTAGCGCCCGTGCATATGGAGGGCCTAGTACTCATTGCTTGAATAGAAAAAAGACGGCTTAGGATAGCATCCCATTGTTCAACATCACGTTTCACAAAGAAAGATTTAATTCGTTGGTCATTTTTATTTTCATACAAAACGGTACCTAATTCGTAGCCACCCAAATTCAAATAAATCTGCAACTGCATTTGGTGTTCATCTTTGGGCTTAGTTAGGCGACCGAATCCGGCTGTGTTGATAGATTTCAACTCAATCGGTACTACGCCATGTTCCGAATGTTTAATTAAAAAATCAATACGTCCAGAAATTGGTGGGTCGGCGGAACGAACAGGAACTTCTCTACCAAGAAGAATACGTGTATCTCGGAACCAATGCTCTACACGTTGTTCCAAATAATTCCCATTCTCAAAAATACGGTGTAAGGTAGCGGAGAGAGGCATCTCTATCATCTGTCCATGATACGCTAACCACAAAGCTCTGTCGCAAGGATTACTGATAGCAGACGGATGAAACACATTAGTTTTAGCAGGATACATGGTGCCTGTCAGGTGGCGCTCAATAAGCTCATTTAACCAGGTGTCCTGTGGTTCTTCTATCGGTACTTGTTTCACTGTGCGGGGCTTTTGAACCCCCTTAATTTGTTTAATCCCTGCCATTTTAAATCTTTTCCAGTGCTTCGATTAGAGCAGCACTAATTTTTGATGGAGTCAAGTCTTTTATGTGGACAACATGTGTTACCTCTGATTGGTAGGTCGTTTTCAATGCTAAGTCTCTTTTAGCATCTCTTTTATTAAGGTGACCGTAAATTCCGTCAGCTTCTATAACCATAGATATCTCAGGCAAAAAGAAATCCGCCGTATATGGGAAGAATTCATATTGCTGTTCGAAACGCAATCCAAGATTCGTCAGGCAGTCCGCAATGAGGTTTTCTTGGGGAGTGAAATCTTTAGGTAAGAAGTTCATGTTTCAATTCTTGGAAGGCCCCATCATTCTCAATAAAGAATTTCTTGACCCCATTCAGCCCCATAACTTTCGTATCCTTGTAAGTGTACCAGGCACCTGCTTGGGTGATTTGCTTCTGGGAAATCCCCTCCCTAATATAGCTTTCAAGCACGTCAATACCCCCAGAAACACGGAAAGGCACAACAGCACTATTCCAGTTCTCGCCCCCAACTTTTGTCTTGCGTAATCTGATTTCCATGTCGAACCCAACATTCGCATCTTGCTCCTTTATCCAACCTTTCCTTCGAACCTGTATTAAGAAGTGTGCGAAGAATGATTGGGCCATCCCTCCTGGCATAGCATCTAATGACACAGGGCCGAGACTGGCTCTAACTTGATTGATAGCAATGAAAGCTGACCCATGATGCAGGTGAGCCAGTAACTTCGGTAATGAACTGTTTACGAAACGGGCTTGCCACGCCATCGGGTTGTAAGAAAATTCTTCTTCAGCCACGGCTGTGGGAACCAGTCCCGCAATGCTGTCCAGCACAATGACATCAACACCAGCCTGCATCAAGGCCCGTATCGTTTTGAAGGCGTCCTCGCCGTTAGTGGGTTGGGACACAATCGTGTTTGCTGTATCCACACCACACTTACTCATCCAAGAAGCATCCCAGGATAGTTCCGTGTCTACCCAGGCTGCTAATCCACCTTGTTTCTGGGCGTTCACAACCACTTGGGAGGCTAAGTACGACTTGCCCACGTTCGTCGGGCCATAGATAAGCGTGAAGCGTTTCTTGGGAATCCCGCCTCCAGTCAATTTGTCCAGAACTGGTATGTCAAACGGGATGCGCCCATATGAAAAGCTGGTGCTATCGCCTAGATGTAGGTTCAAGTCTTTATCTTTGAGAAGTTGCTGAACAGCCTCTTCTGCGGTTTTCTTCATGAGTCCCCTTATTGGTCAGACAATTGTTGTCTGCCGTGAATAGCCTCAGCCCACTGAAAATACACAGCACATGTTTGAATTACCTCAGTAAAAAGATTCTTGTCATTGTGCTCGTAAATTTCTCTAGCGACTTCCCCAGCTTCCTCTGTTGCGATAACGTTCCACCAGGCGTCCACATGGTTTTGGATTCCCCATAATTGGTCTTGGCGCGCTCGTTCACGTAGAAGGGCTTCCAGCACAGGTAACCGACTGGAGTCAAACATTAGGCAGATTTATCCAGCATTGCTTCAATCTGCGTATCAACCTTATCCTTAAGAAATTCCCAGACTACATCAGCAACTTTTGTTGAAGATTCAATTCGGGGTTCTATGGGGAGTTCCGTATCAATCTGGTCTACAGTAAGGTCTACGCGCCCATATTGATTACGGTCTAGGGGGCCTACCCGAAAGGTAAATCCCAAGTGTGCGCTAATTTTCGGCATTGAGTCGTCTCCTTATTAAAACTTTGGAATTCATTATAACATACTCAGCGTACTAAGCCCAGTCAATACAGTCCTCAAATGATAGGCCAGTGAAATCCTTTTTGGTTGCCCACGTTGGAGCGCATATCTCCATATCTACTTTGAGAGGAATGTCCAAGGTGTTCTGCTCTAGTAACTCCTTGATTTGAAAAGGTAGTGTTGCTAATTCGGAATCATGGATTTCGCAGATGATTTCATCGTGAACCTGCAGAAGTATCTTGCTTTGCTTGTTAGCAAGAAATTGGTCAATAACAATCATTCGTTCGCTGAGAATATCAGCACTGGTTCCTTGTACAAGATAATTAACCCCTTTGTACGCAAAGTCTTGATTTATTCGATACCGCCTCCCGTATCTATTGCGTATCCAACCACGAGTTGTGACAGTATCAACTACCTTATCAAAGAAGTCTTTAGACCCCTCCATCCCTGCAAAATACTGTTGCTTGTACTTACCTGCATCTGCTACTGATGTTCCTAGTTGCTGTGACAACTTCTTATTTCCGATTCCATATATGGTTCCGAAAGTAATGGCCTTAGCCAACTGGCGATAGAATTTAAACTGAGGAGAAGACTCATCAATACCGAAAGCAAGTTTGGCAGCTTCTCCATGGAAGTCAACGCCTTCTTTACTCAGCAAGGCATCTATAGTCTCATTCCTAAAATAGGACATGAACACACGACCTTCCATCTGACTGTAGTCGAAGCTTAGAAGAGAGAACCCCGGCCTAGGCACAAAAAAGCTACGGATAGCTATCTGGGTTTCGTCCAGAGCGTCATACGATTCATCACCAATGAAAGACCAGGTTTTTAGTACCTCATTGGAGAGATGTGCCGTAAGACTCACCCCCTTCGCGGAAACCATCGCAGATATCTTACTTTCAATTTCTGGCCTATCTGCATCAGTAACAATGGGTTCTATTAGTTTAAAATGGTTACGAGGGATATTCTGGAGGTTTGGCTCACGACTCGACAATCTGCCTGTAGAGGTACCCCAATTACAAAAGGATGTGTGCATTACAGCAACTTCTAGATATGGGTCAATATACGTTGACTTTAATTTATCCAGGGTTCTGTATTGCCGAATAAGCCCAGCCATACGATGATTAATATTTACAAGGGCTGCTTCATTCCAGGAATCTTTTCCCTTGGGTGTTTTCAAAGCAGAAAAAATTCCCATCCTCATAAAGATTTTCCCAATCTGCATGGGGCTAGAGATATTAAACTCCTCCCCAGCTAACTCATAAATTTCATTTATAACTTCATCCATACGAATCAATAGAGCCGCTTTAGTTTTAACAGCAGTCTGTTTATTGATTGTAATGCCACGGTTTTCCATCGTGTACAAAACGGCAGTGAGTGAGCATTCCAATTCAAATATCTTGGTTTGCTCAGTCTTTATAATCTTCTTCATATAGTCTGTGTACAAACGGGCTGTCAAGCGAACGTCATGTTCACAGTAAGCGCATAGTGTCTCTGCTGGAGCCATGGAGAAGTCTTTATGCCACTTGTTTGTATGAAGTTCTTTCTTCATGTCAAGGTCATACTGGACTACCTCTTCTCCGTAATTGCGACGCCCAGTGGGAGTCAGACCTAACTCTTTAGTGTCTGAGTGTTCAATCAGACGAACCATAACAATGACATCAATGAGTTTCTTATTGGTGACATCTAGTCCTTCTTTCTCAAGAAAATGTGCGTCAAATTTGAGGTTGTAACCAATCAAAGAATTGGTGTTCTCATTTAAGACTTGAATAAAATCATAGAGTTGGCTTTGGGCGAGATTCTCGCCTTGCCTGAACTGATGACGAAAAGGGTAATACTGGATTAGCCCTGTAGGGGAAACCTCCCCGACGCCCACACCGCAAATTTGGTTTACGCCAAAAGAATCCAACCCATTGGTCTCAACATCAATGACCAACGTTGGGTCATGCTGTAGAGCGTCCTTGAGGGCCTGTAGATGAGTGCCGAAGGTTTCGGTCGTGACTATTGCCATTACGGGGGAACTCCAGCAAGATTTTCGCTTTGTTCAGAATATCCACAGCAAACGATTGAGCATATTCATGACTAGCAACAATGCGTCGAATACGGCTGTTGGCTATCATCTTAGCACAGGTTATGCATGGGGAGACTGTTAGGTACGCTGTTAACACGTCATTAGAACGAAGCTGTAGTA